TACTGGTATCCGAAGAATTATCCGATTCAACCTCATACAATTCCACCTGTCCTGTACTATTTGCTGTATCAGCAAAACCATTTACTACCTTATAAAGGGTATAGGTTACCGCAGCATTATCCTCTGGAGATACAATGTCAACGGTTCGATTGGCTGGAGAAATAATATAGGGAACTCCTCCAACTGGACTTTCAGTAAATATTATCTGAGCGTCTGCGGCAGCAGATAGGGGGCCACGCATCCTAATCCCAATTAATTCCAATAATTTTTTTACACTAGATCTCTGTTTTGAAGTAGCTAGAAAATTTTCATTAGCCAGCATATCAGCCTTCATTGACATTACAGACCCCATATAAGCTACAAGCTCAATAAACATCATCCCTAAATCTGATTCCGCAAAATATTGATATTCCAAAGGGTAAACTGCTCTTATATAATCAATTAAAGATTTTCTTACAGACAGGAAATCAGTAGCAGCGAAATTAATAAATGTTGGCCTTTTCGATAAAGGAATATTAGCCAATTTCATAAAGTCTGAAGTTATAGCACCAGAAAAATTCATTTTATTTGTACCTCAACATCGAAAACCGTTAAATCATCTTCAATTAGTTGTAACACTAATATTATTTTTAGAGAATTTCCTCCAGCAGGACCACTTTCTCCTAAAGGGAACACACTTAATTTAAGTACCCTTGCTCCTACAATATATTTTTTAAATGAGAATAAAATTTCCTGTTTTATACTTTCAAAAGTGTCTTCGTCTAGAGGTTGAAATAAATATCTTTTTAAATTACATCCAAAGGAAGGAAGCATTATTCGTTCTCCACGTTCCACTAAGAGCAATTGCTTTACTGCATCTTTAATGAGACTGATTCAGCAGCATTGGTAGATCCTTTGTAAGGAGTAATGCCGTATATATTTACAGTCTGATTAGCAGCCATTAGGTTTTAATATTTTTGAAAAAGCCTTTTTGAGCTTTATAATTTTGGGAAACCTCTTGATTATTTAGGGCTTTTGAGTAAAATTTTAAACTACCTATATGACCACGCAATCCACTTATAATACCTCCTCTATCCCCTCCCAAGAAATTCCCGTATTTATACATTCCATCCGTATAACCCCCTCCCACTATCCAAGGCGTATAGAAAGGATTTAATCTAGGACCATCATATAACGTGGTGGGTCCATCAACAGTTGTACTGCTATACTCAAAAGAGTTTTCTTTCTTAAAGGAAGGTAAACTGGGTGTAGTATTAGGATTCACCCCAAAAACTTCAGTAATTTTGTTTTTATCAGGAGAAAATGCTACATCAAGTAGAACAAATTGAGAAGATACGTTCCCTATAGCTGCATCAAATGAGGATAGATCCACCTTCATTTTATAAAATGTTGCATAGTCCTGACACTCATCATTATTAATAAACGAAGCTGAAGAAAAATCTCTTGCTTGCGTAGGAGCTAAAAAGAAACTTAGAGAAGATGCAGGATCATTTAATTCATTGAGATTGCTAAATCCAGAGGAAGCTTGCGTAATCCTACGATCTCTGGAGAAGCCGCACAGGAATCCTCTCACAAACTCATCCCCCTTTTTATTTTCTAGATAATCTAAATCCCTAATTGCCCCTGTGTGATCTAAGGCCGATACCCCTTCTTTAACTCCCACATTATCACACCCAAAGAGAACTTTAGTTAACGAAGAAGTAGTTGCACTAAGCCAACTAGCTGAAGCGTTTAGAATATTGGGTATATGGGTCCAACACTCAATAGTAAATCCACTGGGACTATACGTTAAATCTCTAAATTCAGAAGAATCAGGTAAACGTACAAAAGAGCCTAAAGCAGATGCTGCGGAGGTGGCAGATGATTTATTCTTCACGATTCCCTCCAAATAAGGGATGCCCAACCCAGAAAAGAAAACATTCTTATTATTTGCTGCTACAAGCTTCGCGTTGTTATAAGTATTTTGTGTGGCACAATTACTGATCTTAAAATCAGTTGAAGATGGAGTCACTACCTCTGATTCCAAGAAATTATAAATAGCAAACAGTTGATCTGTAACTATCTGATCAGTTAACGATAATAAAGTTCCTGAGCCTGCCCCCGATGGAGTATAAATTATACTACCTTTTCCTATCTTTGGAACATTTAAGTGTTCAAAACCAATGGATGGAGGCTTAGGAGGAGATTTAACAAACTTAGGGGTTATTGGGAGAACCATCCCGGTCACTTCAGCCTGTTCAAAAATTAACGCTTTTTGTTTTTCTAAATCAACAACTAAATTATACTCCTCCAAATAGGAAAAATCATTTATAGGAACTTTCCCAGGAGGAAATTCAGGAACAAGCTTACCCCCATACATTTGAGGAGCTTTTATAGCCACCTCAATTTGTTTTTTCCTTCTATCCATCTTATTGTTATGATTAGCTATTTCAGAAATAATTAACTGTCTTTGGTTTTGTACAATAGAGGAGTCTGCTCCATAGGTAATAATATACTCTGTTAAATTAGAGGATAAATCGTAGACATGCTTATCCCGCTGCTGTTTAATTGTGGCTAAGAAATGATCTTTATCATAATAGCTTTGCATAATTTTACTGTCATCTACTAAATCTATATCAAAAATATTCTCAGTAAAAGTATTCAGAGATTTGATAGAAATCGCATCTCCCTTTCCTCCTAGGTTAGGATCGTAATCATACTTCCATACATCTCCAACCGGAACAGTTCCCGAAATTG